ACGAATGCGCCTTCATGGCGGAGAGCGCCTGGCGAGAGGCGCTGCGCCCGGCGCTGAGTGACCGGCGCGGAATGGCCCTCTTCATATCGACGCCACGGGGCCGGGACTGGTTCTGGCAGTTGTGGCAAGCGGGCCAGGATGATGCCCACCCGGACTGGGCGTCGTGGCAGTTCCCGACGCGGGATAACCCGCACATTGCGCCGGGAGAGATCGAGGCCGCGCGGCGTGACCTCCCGGAGAGAACGTTTCTGCAGGAGTACGAAGCGCAGTTTATCGAGGAAGGTGGCGGCGTGTTCCGGCGCGTGCAAGAGGCCGCCACTGTGACGCCATGCGAGGCAGAGCGCGGCCATACCTACGTGGCGGGCGTGGACTGGGGCAAGCAGGCCGACTGGACGGTGATCACAGTGCTGGACGCCGACACCAGGCGCATGGTCGCCATGGAGCGCTTCAATCGCATCGACTACGCGGTGCAACGAGGCCGCCTGGCGGCGCTTGCCGAACGGTATAACCCTTCGGTTATCGTGGCCGAGGCCAACGCGATGGGCGAGCCGATCATCGAACAGTTGCAACGCGACGGCCTGCCTGTCCGTGGCTTTGTAACGACGAACGCCACGAAGGCGCAGATCGTCGAGGCGCTGGCGCTCGCGTTCTAGCAAGGGGCATTGGCGATCCTGGACGATCCGGTGCTGGTCGGCGAGTTGCAAGCGTACGACATGCAGCGGCTGCCCTCGGGCATGGTGCGCTACGGGGCGCCGGAGGGGATGCACGACGATACGGTGATGAGCCTGGCCTTGGCATGGTCGGCTGTGGCCGACTCCGGGCCGCTGCTTCTGTGGGGTGATAGATAGTGCCAACGCCGTTTGTATTCACAGCGACCGCGGCCTCGGCAAAGTCGGCGACGATGTCGGCCCTGGACTGGACTTCTATGTGGGGCCAGCACGACGGCGGCGATCTCACCGAGCACGGGGCATATCAGGCCGTGTCGTGGGTGCGGCGGTGTGTCGATGTGCGCTGCAATGCGCTCTCGGCGATACCAGTCAAATATTACCGCGGCCAGGGCACGACCGAGCGCTCTTGGGAGTATGAGGACCAGATGGCGCACATCCTCTGGATGACAGAGGCAGCGCTGCAGCTCTACGGCGCGGCATACTGGCTGCGACTGCGGAACCCATTCGGGTTTGAGAAGGGCTACCGGTGGTTGCTGCCCTCGAGCGTGAAGCCCAAGTATGACAAGGCCAAGGGGCTGGTATCCTTCGAGCGTGCCATAGGCGGCGGTGATCGGGAGACGCTATTGCCCGACCAGTTGCTCTACATATGGACGCCGAATCTGGCCACAGAGATCGGCCCGGGCAAGGGCTGGGTGAGCAGTGTCCTCACTGAATCGGGCATTGCGCGGCACATGAACACGTTCGCCTCCGAGTTTTTCGAGCGCGGCGCATTGCCGGGCATGGTGCTCAGTGTCGAGGGCAACCCATCGCGTGATGAACTGGACAGGCTCGAGCAGTGGTGGAAGCGGTTCGTCGCTGGCGTGAAGCGCGCATGGGAGACCGTCGCTCTGCGTGCGTCGGTGAAACCGGTGCCGATTGGCTATCCGACGGATCAACTGGCCATGCCGGAGCTGCTCGCAGCCGTGCGGCAGCAAATCGCCGTGGCCGCCGGCGTGCCGCAGACGATGCTTGAGGACGCGGCGTCATATGCCACAGCTTCAGAACACCACCAGGCATTCTACCAGGAGACCATCGTTCCCGAGGCCATTATCATCGAGGCAGCACTGAATGCACAACTATTCGGGCCGGTGGGCATGCGCTGCTCGCTGGATTGGCAATCGCTCGATATCTTTCAGGAGGATGAGGCCGAACGCGCGCAAGCGCTGACGCAGTACACGATGGCGGGTGTGCCGCTTTACCTGGCGATGGAAATGCTCGGGATCGACCTGCCCAATGAAATGACGTATGAGCAACTAGCCGCGCTGCTCGAGGAAGACAAGGCGAAGAAACGCGAGGCTGCGTTGCAGATCGCACAAGCGCGCCGGCCATCACCGATTGAGGAGCAGCCGCCGCCAGGTGAGCAGCGTGAGGAGGCGCGGCGCTGGCAGCGCAAGGCGAGCAAGGCACTGGCTTCGGGCAAGTCGGCCAACGTCGACTTTGACACCGACGCCTTCACGCCAGAGGAACAGGCGGCTATACGGGACAGGCTGGCTCTCGCCGCCACAGACGAGGAGGTGAAAGCGGCATTTGCCGCTCCCTTTCACCTTTACGAAGGCTATCCGTAGAACGCTCGCCGGCGAACGGGATCCGGATGGCGAGGCCAAGGATGCGGACGAAGTACGGCTACTGCGCTTACTCAAGGGGCGGCTGCACGGCAGGCATCAGGAACTGATTGCGCGCATCGGCTGGCCCCCCGACCTGAACAGGCTGGATAGCGAGTTCTGGGCCTCCCAGGAGGGCCAACTACTGGCGGACTTGCGACCGGAGATCGAGCGCATGGCGATGGCGAGTATTGCGAGCGCGTCCGCGACGGTGCCCATACTCTGGGACGAAGCGGTTATTGCGCGCGAAGCAGTCGAGTGGGCCGGCACGTATACCTATGACTTGGTACGCGGTCTGCTCGACAATGACCGGGCATTTTTGCAGCGCGCGATACCGCAGTTTGTCGCTACGCCGGGCATGACCGTCGGCGATCTCAGGCGCGAGTTGACGCCGCTCTTTGGCGAACGGCGCGCCCAAAACATCGCGGTTACCGAGACAACGCGTGCATATGCGCAAGGGCGGCGGATCGTCCAGGAGGACCTGGCGCGTGGCGGAATCCGCATGACGAGGATATGGCGCACATCGATGGACGAGCGGGTCTGTCCGATATGCGCCGGCCTCGAGGATAAGCCGGAAAACCAGTGGGGCAGTGCGCCAGGCGGGCCACCGGCTCATGTTGGCTGTAGATGCTGGGCTGTGCTTAGCAATATGGCGGACTGATGCTGAGTATCGAGGTTTACGGGATTGAGTCTCTGGTTGCCAAGTTTGGCCGGGGTGCGCGTCCGGTTATCAGCCGGACGATGCGCGCGGTCGGTGAGAAACTGGTCTCCTACCTGGCGCACTATCCTGGACGGGTGCATTATCCTATCCAGTGGGTGAGCGAAGCGCAGCGACGCGCATATTGGGCAAGCCGGCGGGGGGTCAGTGACGGCTCGACCTTCTGGGCTGTAAAGGGAGGCCTGGGGCCATATCGACGCAATACCGATCCGTACTCCGAGCGGCTGGGACCGTCGTGGGCGGTAGAACAGCGGGACGATCTGGGGGCTATCGTGGGCACGCGGGTGTCATATGCGCCATGGGTGCAATCGGCGGAGCATCAACAGCCGATGCACCGCAACACAGGCTGGATCACAGACGAGCAGGCGGTTGCCAAGTTGCAGAACAGCGGCGCAATCGAGCGGATCATCAGAGACGCCATGAAACAGGAGGATTGGTGAACGTCTATGTAGTAGCGGCGAGCGATGCAGAGGGGGACGCTGCGCGTCGCTTGCGCTGGGGGGACTATTGGTTCAAGGAGGGGCTGAGCAGGGCCATCGTGGCCATTGGTCACACCGTCGTCAGCAATGTCAGCGAGGCCGATGTGCTCATCAACTGCCATGGCATGGGCGTGCAAATGCTGCCCGTGCACACCTATAACGTGCTGTGGGTAATCGGCCATCCGGCGCGCCTCTCGGAGGGCGAGCTGATGCAGTACGACGCGGTGTATTCGGAGAGCGAGGAATACGCGGCTCACGTGCGCAGCCTCGGGGTCGCGTGCGAGCACCTGCCGGGCGCGACCGATTTTGTGCCGATGGGCAAGGGCGATGTGCCGCAGTCCGTCTTCGTGGGCAACTGGCGGGAGGGGCGTACCCTGCCCGAGGCGCACTATCCGCTGCATGTCTGGGGCGAGGGCTGGCAGGGGCACTTGCCAGACGGCGCAACATGGGAAGGCGTCTACCTGCCGCATGAAGAGTTGAATGCGCTGTATGGGGATAGCGCCGAGGTCCTCAACGAGACGCATGCGGACATGGTCAGGTGGGGAATGCACAATCCGCGATACTACGATGTGCTGGCCGCGCGCGGAGAGGCTGTGCCGACGTTCGCCGACTGCGCAGCAACGATCATGGCACGCGTGCCAGAACAGCGCGTGATGCTCGACCTCGGCTGTGGCAAGCGAGTGCGGCGGGGGTTCGTGGGGATCGACACCGCCGGCGGGGGCGATGTGATCCGCGCCAATCTAGAGACCGGCCTGGCATTCGACGATCCGGTCGACGTTATTGTGGCCGATAACCTGTTGGAGCATCTGCATAGGATAATCCCCTTGCTCAACGATTGCCATGAGGCCCTCCTGCCGCGTGGTCGCATGCATATCACCGTGCCGAACGTCCTGGCATCGCCAGAGGCGGCGTTCAGCGATCCGACGCATGTGCGCTACTTCACGCCGGCGACGTGGGACTACTTCGACATCGGCAATGCGCGCTGGCGCGAATACGGGACGCAATACGGGATACTGCCGTGGCGGGTGGTATATGTAAGGGAGCGCGACGGGCGGTTCCTCGACGTGATGATGCGGCCGGCGGTGCAGCCATGAACATCTTCCTTGCCTACCGCTGGTCTCCATACACGACCGCCAGATACTACGAGCGCGCCTTCAGAATGTTGGGCCATGATACGTCTCACCGATGGTCCAGGACGGACAGTCCTGTTGCTGATGAATGGGCGCCAGACGTATTCCTATGGATAGAAGCGGGCGGCGGCATGCGCCCCAGAATGGTGCCGAGAACTATTCCAACTATTGCCTACTACATCGACAGCCATACGCAGCGCGTTTGGCACGTGGAAGACGCCAAACGGTACGACCATGTGTTCGTTGCGGACGGGCGGTATGTCTCGGAGTACGGGTCGTGCGCGCACTGGCTGCCGATGGCATGTGACCCTGACTTGCACACACCGACTGTGGTGACCGCGCCGAGGTACGATGTGGCCTTTGTCGGCAATCTATATCCCGACTCGCCGCTCTATGAGGATAGGCGGCGGACGCTGGACGCGCTCGCTAAGCGATACAAATGCAACTTTCAGAGCGGCGTCTATTTCCAGGATATGGCGAATGTCTACGCGAGCGCGCGCGTCGCGTTCAACAAGTCGGTGATGGGCGACCTGAACATGCGCGTCTTCGAGGCGATGTGCAGCGGCAGGCCCCTCGTGACGGATAACGTTGAGGCCCTATATGGTATGCTTCAGAACATGGCTGACATAGAAAGATATGCCGACATGGACGAAGCCTTCCAATACATCGATTTTCTGCTAGCCAATCCTGAGGTTGCTAATCAGATTGGGCGGCAAGGCCGCGATGCGGTTATCGCCCATCACACCTACACCCACCGCGCGGCGCAGATGCTCCGGGAGGCGGGACTATGCGCGTAACCGTCTACGGGCACACTGGCATCGTGGGCGGCGTGCTGTACCGCTGGCTGGACTGGCAGCGCGACGTCGAGTTGTTAGGCGTCTCGCTCGATGCGCAGGATGAGGGGGCCGACGATGCGGATTGGGCCTTCGTCTGCGTGCCGACGTCGACGGTAGGGGGCGAACAGGATCAAGGGCCGCTCTATGAGGTGATCCATCGCACGCATGCGCCGAACGTCGTGATCCGGTCGACGGTGCTGCCTGGGACGTGCGATGCGATAGCGGAGACGCGGCCCCACCTGAATCTGTATCACTGGCCGGAGTTCCTGAGCGCGCGCACCGCCGAGTACGACTTCGCGCATCCGGCCACGCAGATTATCGGCTGCGGCGATGCGGACGTCTGGCGCGAGACGTGGGAGACGCG